CAGCTAAAATTATTAAAAGAATCGATTGTTTGCTGTAGGACATCTGTATCAAAACGAACGGGGACATCAAATTGTCCACTCCATGTCAATACATCGCCGCCTGTGGGGAAACTACTTGTCCATGTAACTAGACCTGTAGTTAGATCGATCGTTGTATTGCTTGTTACATCGATACTATTTTTATAGATTATTAATGATCCAGAAACAGGCTTCAATATATTGCGCAATAGACTAGATGAACCAACGGTATAGACTTTTACAAGTTGATAAACATGGCTTGTCCCAATCTGGACCAATGTGCTTGAACTTGGAGAAACAGTATAATCTGCCCAATCTTTGAATCTGAATCCATAAGCTTTACCTTTTGTATTCATAAATAAAGCTTTTGTAAGATCTACCTGAGCTTGAGTCTTTAATCCATTAGCTACATTATATTGATGCAATGGATATTGCCATTCCACATTGCGAGTTTCATTACCGCTATTTACATTGACCACACTTGTTTTAAACATTGGACCGCCAACTGCACCATTAGTGATAGCTGGATCAAATTGGGTTTCTAAAAAAGACATTACGAATTCCTCCGGGCCATGCGGCTACCAGCTGTGAATGTAGCCGCAGCTATCTGAGATTGCGTTTCCCTTGTCGGGGCTTGCGGTATTACAAAATTCACAGTTTGTGAAAGATGAGTAGTGTCTCCGCTAGAAGTTGGATTCCATTGTCCATTTGGAATTATTGTTCCGGCAGTTTTCGGAACAAACAGTTCCGGACCTTTTTCTCCAACAAGGGAAGGCATGCCTACAGGTGGATCACCGCCTGTAGCAAACGCACCTCCAAATGCGCTACTTAATTGAAAGTCCCCACCAACAGCAGCTTGAGCTGTATCGGCAGCACCATATGACGCCCCCGAACCAAAAAATGAGCCGATAAGACCGCTAACAAGACCGCCAAAACCTCCGCTACCTCCACCTGTTCCAAAGCCGAGACTAACTGAGAGCTCTTTGGCAGCAACTTTATCTAATTCTTGGACAATACTGTTTGCCATTGCTTTAAAAGCTCCTGCAATATTTCTAGGATTTGTCATCATGCTTGTAAAGAATGTCTCCAAAGGACCATCGACCAATTTATTGATCTCAATAGCCAATACATCAGCAGATGCAGCCATTTGATCTATCTTAAGTCTAAATGCTTGAGCATCAGCGATCATTTTCTTATCACCAACTGCTTCAGCAATGCGCTGCATTTCATCGGCAACATTTTGAAGTTGGGCAATTTCAGCTTCACGTGCTTTCGAAACTTCAATTAAACCTTGAACTTGTCCATATGTCCCTTTTTGTTGAGCAAGCGCAATCTGTCCTTCTAAAGTAGCTTGTTTTTCTAAAGTCAGATTATATTTTTCAGTTTGATCGGCAACGGCAGCCTTGCCTAATGTGTATTTCTGAATCTGTGTGTCGTTACCCAAGGCTTGTTCAGCGCCCGGCATTCCGCTAGAAGCATCTGCATTTAAGCGTTTACGATTCAAACGATTTGCCATTGCATCCTGTGCAGTTGCTGCATCAAGAAAACGACCTTGTAGTGTCGCTAGTTGAATATTCAATTTGGCAATATTGTCACTATAGTCTTGCAACAATTTCTGATCTTTTTGTGCGCCAATAGAGTCTTTACTTGTAGCATCGACAATATATTGGTTCTTCTTATTGATTTCTTCTTTCAGGAGTGTTTCACCTGCCAATTTTTTAGTCGTATCTTTAACAGTTGCAATATACCTTTCAGTTGCCTTGATCTCTTTATCGTAATAGGCGAGCGTAGTTTCCAGAGCTTTTTGGCGCTGGAATTGTTCGCTATCCAAATAAGTTCGCAAAGAAATATCGCCTTGCGCGTATTGTGCGTCAAGCAGTTTCTGTCCTTCAGACAAGATCTTTGCTTGCGCAGCAATTCCTTGCTGCAATGGGCCAACAATGTCTTGTAGACTTGCGCGTGCAAATCCGTCTTCTTTTGCAGTTCCGCTACCTTTCAGAGTATTTTCTTTGATTAATGCAGCCTTGTGGGCAGCAACAGCAGCAGGATCGAGTAATTCACTACTAGGATTAACTGCTTTGATCCGTTGTAACTGTTCTTCGTATTTCTTTAGAGCAGCAGTGACCTTGTTTGTGCCTTCTTCTTTTTTCCGGTTATCGAAATCAGTGATATTGTCGGCATCATGATTAGCCTGAGACATTGCGCGAGTACGTTCGCCTTCTTTAGCTGCTTCTTCATTTACTTTATTCAGTTTTGTTTTTGCAACTTCTAGTTTATTGACAAGTTCAACCATTGCCGCATAACTATCTTTTTGAACTGCTGCACCAGCACCAGGGCTAAGTTGTGAAGCTTGTGCAATACCTGTTTGAATAGCTTTAATTTGATTCTGCAGACCGGCCACATCACTCGCTGGGGTAGCCTTCTTTCCCCAATCCCCAAGTGCAGAAATAGCTTCGCCGATAGCATCTTTCACGGTATGCCAAGCTCTAGCAATATATCCAATATTTTCAATCATTTCGTGAGCACGTTGCTCAGTTACTTTTGCCAAACTATTAATTGCCAGTTCCGAGGCAGCTTTTTGTTGACCATCACGTTCAAATGCGCGGATCTGCTCAAATACAGACTCTGTTAAGAAGTGATATGTATCGTCCAATTTTAAAGCAGCTTTGCTAACTGCTTCTGTAGATTTAACAGAACTACCTTGCATTTGAACTGCAAGTGTTTCAAATTGTTTGATGGTTGTTTGTACAGATTGCCCTGTAGTATGCTCCATAGCAACAGCAGCATCTGTGATTGTGCCGATTTCAGTTGCTGTGAATTTACCGCTACCAGCTAAAGCCATTACTGCTTCTTTTGCAGCGCTGATAGAACCAGACACAGCAGTTGCAGAGTGCGCAAGTTGATCAAGACCTGCGGCAGTAGTTCCCGCATAGTTTCCTGTCATCTTCAGTGCGCCAATCATAGCTTCTTGTTCCTGTGCGCCTTTCAACATCAGATAACCAAGACCACCGATTGCAACTGCGAGGACTGTGATCGGATTAATTGTGAGTCCGATAGCTTGTGCTAGGATCGAAAACGAGCCGGCCATGCGGCTATAGTTACCTCGACCGAATTCACGCGCAAGAACGACAGCTTCGTTTGTAGCACGCGCTGTTTGCACCTGCATACCACCAAGTGCAGCCGCTGCACCCTCCGCACCTGCTTTAACCCCGGCATGTGCTGTTGCCGTCGTTGCTAGCGCTGCTGCATACTCCTGTTGGTACTTAACAAGGTTTGGTAGGTCATTAATTGCAGCACTACCAAAAGTCTTTTCAGTTGTACTACTAGTGATAGCAGGATTTGACTGATAAGTTTTCAGACGTTCAAGTTGTTCAATACGTGTTTTTACAGATAAATTGCCCCAGGCGATTTCTGCCAAGGCTTGTTTTTCAGCCAATGCGATAGCTTCAGCTTCTTGAGCCTCTAGTATTGCAATAGCTTCTTTGCGATTCTCTGCTAGTGTGCGTGCCTTGAATGCTGCGAACACTGTTAGATCAGCTTCTTGCTTACGCAATGCAACAGCATTTGCTTCGACTTCAGCATCAATGCTTGCAATCGCGGCAGCACGGTTTTCAGCCATTGTGCGATTCTTGAACGCAGCAAAGACCGCAGCAGCTGATTCTTCAGCTGCTTGATTTTCAGCGAGTGTGCGGATTTTGAACGCATTGAAAGCTGTTAGCGCAGATTCTTCCCAAGCAATCCGGGCAGCTTCAATTTGAGATACATCGGTGATGACCACACCATAAGCTTTTGTCGCAGCCTTCATGGCTTCCAACTGAGCAATCAATGGTGCAGCGGCTTCTGTAACACCGAGCTGAGCAGCCCGGAATGAATAAATCTGTTCTGTGGTTAAACCAAAAGTGGCAACCAAGTCTTCTAATTTCAGAACGAGCTTGGTGCCAGCTTCCCACATCTGTTCTTCAACTTTGGCAAGCGCAGCCAATTCCGATGCCGTCTTTTTTGTAGCGGCAGTCAGTTGATCCAACGAAGTAGCACCCTTATCAACTTGGGTAGTATCTGCGCCTAGAACTAAGTTGACTTCGGTGGCCATTATTTTGTCTTCTTGCTAAAATGGTTGACGTACAAGGTATCGATACGGCGCAAAGTCCGAATCTCGAAAGCGGTCAATTTAATACTCAAAAGCTCTGACCAGCTTTTCATCTCTGTAAACGTTAAAGGGCATACGCCCATTCCACTTTGTCTCGTTGAACCTAGTTCTACAAACCAAGTGTAGATATACTGCAATTCGTAAGGGCAATCAACATTCTGTTCAATATCGTGATCAGGATCAATAGGCGCTTGGTTGGAGGCAAATGCGTTATTACGCGCTGCCGCCATGTGTTCTCGATTACTTGACCCGTCGGCTTGCTCCTCACTCCAATAAAACTGACTTTTGGCGTATTTGAGGAGCGAGTCGACTAGACTTTCAAAAAATTGGCTTCAGCTTCCAGCGTGCGCAGGACTTTTTCTTGCCAGGTCGGAAATTTCTTAAACATTGCAGCAACAGCTTCCGGATCGAACACTGCATCCGCGCCGTTCATTGCAAAGCCATACCAGCCAACAGTCACTGCCAGCGCCATTGCACTGTTGTTCAGTTCCACTGTATCAATCAACGCTCCGGCACCGGTTTCAGTGCTTGCGTCCAATGCAGACTTACGATTGTTCGAACGCATAACAGTAGCTACTTGGACACTACGTGCCGCATTACGTGCTTGAGGACTATTTTTGCCCACAATAATCAGACCACTCACAGGGTCGCCCAGACCATCGAATACGAGCGGCACTTTTGCTGTCGCTTCTTCTTTGACTTCAGGGTTCAGCAACGACATCAGATCGGTGCTTGCAGTTTGTTGAGTAGTATCAGTCATTTTGTTCTTCCTTAGGATGAATAAAATGCTCCGAGCTTAGCCCGGAGCTGGTTGGTGAAACTTAGGCTGCCAGGCTGTCCTGGATGCACATTGTCGATTCGACTGTTGCTGTACCGGTGCCGCCAAAGATGTTTTCCAGAGCAGTGTAAGGCATTGTCATGATCAACGATTTCTCGCCGTCGTCTTTTGTTGCGCCACCCATTTTCGCACGCGGGAAACTGTAAGCCTGGAAATCGGCGTCCGGTTTGTTTGCTGCGGTGAAGGCGGTCACAATACTGACTTCGGTTTCGTTCAAGAAATAGTCACGCATCACAGCATCGATGAACACAACAGTTACTTGCCCTGTTACGTCAACAGCGCCTGGGGTAATGTCGGGTTCGTAGTTCGAACCCACGACACCGCCCACAGTTGTGAAGTTGCCCTTCGCAGTGATTGTCATGCCTGTGATCAGTGCGACTTGCAGACCTTGCACGAACACCGCACCGTTCACAGCTGCCAAGATACCAGCATTTGTCGCCGGAGCTGGCGAGATAAAATAAGACGAAGTGGTGTCGTCCATGCTGATACCCATTACGGCAAAGTCAACTGTCGACATGCCAGTAGGTGGAAGTTTGATGTCCATCTGCGACAACACGCAATCGCGGAACTGTTCGGACTGTGTGATATCCGAGAAGTTGTGTTCGATTGTGTAGTAATCGCGAGTATGACCGGACGAAGGAATCCAGGTCGACTTACCTGCATCGGTTGCTGTAACGCTGTCGCCTGAAGCTTTCGCTGTAACAGGTACTCCGTCCAACATGATGCCGGTCATAACAGTTGCAGTGAGCGCAGTGATCAGGAAATTGTGTGCGTTATTAGCGGTAGCAGGAGCGGTCCAGCCGGCCCAGCGAATCACACGACCAATTTTCAAACCGAGTGTAAGGAAATTTCCGCCAGCAGTGGTGAATGTACCTGCGGCGCCGGTTGTTACAGCAGCAGTGACATCCGTAAGCGCACCACTCGTTGCTTCAGCTTGCCATCCTTGACGCATAACAGACGCTTGGAACAAACTGTAAGTGCCTGGCGATAGTTCACCGGAAATGGTGCCATCGACCGATGCAACACCCAGACGCATATCGCTACGCTGCATGGATGGACGAATTTCTTTGGACGTGTAGTTAGCACGCTTGAAGTCGACCGTAGAGGTCACACGGCGCAACAGTTGACCGGAACCTGTCGAGGCTTTTGTGCCCAGACCAGATTGTTTCCCGAACAGTAGTTGCTTGTAGATGCCTGAGGCTAATTGAGACATGATGTCACCTTTATTAAGAAGAGAAGATATTAGAATACCAACTGATTTTTACTGGAAGCATCCATCGATCGTCACCCTGTGTTCCTGATGTACTCAGGTTACTGCCGATATCAGGAGTGGCGTTGACGATAACTTGAATTCCATCTTTTACAAATGTACTGCCTCTTTTAAAGGTTGACCTAATCAACTCTGCTCTCAGTCCAATTGCTCCTGTACCGATTTGTTGCGGGTAGAATAAATTAATTTGAAAGATCCCATTTTCTCGATAGAACCCATCACCAAAGGTTGGATTATCGGGAGTAGCTACCAGCAAATACGGTGCTTGGTACGGTACATCCGCAGTCGTCTGAAACGACATATTCTCCCAGGCAGTGAGATTGGCCTTTACCATCCCACCTGTCCCACCTACAGACAACGATATTGTACCTTGATCCACAACAGATTGCAAACTAAAATTGTTGGAATCAATCACATTTACTAGGTAGGCTCCATTTACGGCCGGTACAGTTCCAACATGGTTGGAAATAGTGACATTAATACCTGTGGTTAAACCGTGCGACGGAGCATTAAACACCGCTGGGTTACCAATAGCAGACGTCGCAATTGCTACAGCAGGCACAATACCAGGCATAGCGTCCAAAGCTAGTTCTAATGCAGCACGTATAGAAACAACGCTCATTTTGGAACCCCTTTATTGACTGGTCGTTCACCACCAGCGTACCGTACTTCAACTTGTTCAACAATATTTTGGAATTCACTCATTGTTAATGACACCATTCCGTTCGGCGCCTGTTTGTGAGACCATCCATCTTCCAAAGCTTGAGCATATGGAAGATTATTGCAAAAGAAATATGTGTGTCCAACAGGCCAACGTGGGATAGCTAAAGCGATCCGAGTAATAGAATTTGCACCGCTTGGATCTTGTGCAAAGAAGATGTCTGGATTAACAGCATCAACTCCAAGAGACCAATTATTTTTAAAAGTGCCGGGGAGATAATTTCTTGGAATATGTGGAGGTTGGTGTTTCCAGCTAGGAGGATCACCTACCGGAGAACGATTCACTAAACGAACCGAAATCTCCACTAGTATCATCTTTGTCATATCTTGAAGCGCTTGTTTTCCGGCCTCAGCAAATGCGACCATTTCGCGTTCAAAATTTGCATTGATCGAACTCATTGACGGATAACACAAAGGTATAACAAATCGATTCCACCGGGACCATAGGTCTGCACATCTTTGATTGTATATTTAATGCCTTTGACCACACAATGATCTTGCAATAAAGGTGGTGGTCCGTCGGTTACAAAATAGATCCATTTATCCCCACCTTGTACCAATGTCCCGGAGTCAAGAATTTGCCCGTCTTTCGGGTTAATGCGGTTACCAGCCTGATCAGTGATCAAGGCTAGGCGCGTAATCTGAATTTGCCCATTGGTTGAAGAAGCATTACCTGTAGCTGGATTATAATCCCCACCACCTGTTGACAAACGGGTATATGGTATCTTGACCCCATACTTCTTAACTAAACGCAATGCTGTTGCGTTTAGTCGAGTATAAAGTGGATCGACCATTAGGTCCTCCCGAGACGTGCAACAATATCTGTACCACCCAATTCTAGATAAGGGCGGACAAGCATGTCCATTGCGCGGTAACGCACATATTGAGGAGAAGCCGGATTGTAGGTTACTTTGAGAGGACCAACAGCTTCAGACAAAACCATCGGAGTTAGGTCTGCTGCAAGTTGGTCGTCGTTTGTCATTGTGCGGTAAGCCATCTCTGCACAAGAAGCCTGAATTTCGTTCGGAACAATTTGGTAGCTCACTTGAAATAAGCCGTAAGAGCCAAAACCATTTCGGCCTTGCGAACCACCAAAGTCTTCTAGAATGACACCAACACGAGGCCAATCAAGCGCTTGAGTAATCAAAACGCGACGACCTTTCCAACGCATGCGATACAATTGAATCATGAATGTTGTTGCACGACGCAAAGCAGCTTCTTTACTTTGGGTATCCAATGCAGGCCAAATTGCATCATTTCTGTTCGTCCAATAGGTGTCTGCGAAAGCTACCGAGCAATAGCTTTCAGCATCCGCTTTACCTGTACCATCTTCAACGATCAGAGACATGATAGTCCTTAGTTGCCTGTGCAAATATACGAAACAGTGTCAGTACCTATGCCGAAAATATTGAACTGATAATTACTAACATTCTTTGTCGATACTGCAACGGCTGCTCCACTAGTATCGTTTGCTAGGCAAATATAGGAGCTTGTACTTGTGAAGAAGAATCCGCCAGTGGCTGTATTAAGATCGATCTGGACTGTCCCTGCTGTAAGAGTGGCTGTCCCATGAACAGAAAAAACATTTGTCTGCAAGGTCCCAGATCCATCTGCAATGCGTAGCGGCATTACGCCACTCAATCCACTCACATTGCCTGTAGCATGTACATCACCGGTGACCGATAAGGATTGTGATGCTAGAGTCCCGCTCACTGTAGTCGCTGTTCCTGTCCCGCTTCCTATTGTTATTGAAGATACCCCTGCGGAATCTCCAGCAATAATCATAGCCTGGGATGCAGCACTTACATCGTCGTTAAGGAAGACTATTTCAAAAGTGCCGCCACTAAGGAGGAATGAGGCACGGCGCTGGTTGGCTGTAAAGGTGTGGTCAATAAGGTCAATGCCAGCACTAGTCCCATCAGCAAAAATATTCGTCCTTGTTGCGCCGCTAAAGGCCGTTCCACCTTGAAAGATAGCTGATCCGCTAAAGGTTTGGTCAGCTGTCCAGTTATTGCTCGAACTCGTGCTAGGACCAGGAGGCAGAGATGCGGCATGAAGTGCAAAGCTGCAAATCAACAGAAAGATTGCTAAATAAATTTTGCGAAAGATTCTCATGATTATGCCCCTTCCCAAACCAAGATTTTTGTACCTGCGGCAGCGGCACAAGTGAATGCATTTGTCGGACACCCATTTGGGAAATCTTCAGAACTACCTTGATGCCCGTCTCCAGCTCCACCAGCTTGATAGATCATGCCTGCGCCAACAGCGCAACTCGATCCTGGAGCAACGGTTACGTCAGCAGCGCCGATCACCATCCACTTCAAAGATTTACGCGAAGCATTTGCAGCAACAAGCGGCGTATCTGCAGCACTCACAGCTACTAGTGTTTGGGTGATAGTGAAAGTATTCAAACCACCTCCACTACCACCTCCGCCTGTCACGGGGAGAGGGTGCGTATCCGAGACTTGGACATAGCGTCCTAAAGCTGCACTGAAAAATCCCAAGATGCCACTCATCACATTCTCCCATTTGACACAATTATGTTTCTAAACTATACAGTATTATACTGCAGGCGGAACCATCCAAGGCTGTGTAACCACAGGAGCAGGTTCAACTGCAGGCGCTGTACCGGTTGCCTTAGCAATTTCTGCAGCAATTGCATCTTTTGCTTGTTGCGCGATACGGGCAGCTTCTGCGTCAATTTCACCTTGCGCAATTTTCTGTGCATCTTGTGCAAGCTTAGCTTTGACAGCTTCAGCTTCTTCCAGTACGCGGGCAGCTTCTGCCGCCGCTTGGTCTTTCAAATCTTGTGCAGCTTTAGCTGCATCGGCTTGCAGTTTTGCAGCTTCTTCGCTCAGACCGAAAAGCGTGTGGATCTTTTCGTCGAAGTCTTCCAGGTTAATAACAACATAACCCAGCATATTTTCGGCTGTTTTTTCAACAGCAATCTTGACAGTTTGAAGGAAAGACATGGTATTCTCCAAGAGATATACTACTTGTTGCCACGAGCAATGACCTTGTTGGCCTTTGCATCGATAGCTTTTTGTTGAGCGAGGGAAAGCTTACCTTTGTTGTGCATCTCGGCGGCACGGGCTTTTGCATTGATAGCATGGGACCGATCCGGGATTGGGTAAGAGTTGCCAGGTCCGGCAAACTGTGATTTGGGGAGCGCATTGCGTTCCTTTGTGGTCAATTTGGACATGATAATCTCCTAATCAATTTAAACAAAGGGGAAAGACCAGCTTTCCCCTTCATACCTACGCACTACGGCTCGATTAGCCCAGCAGGATGGCTTTGTGTGCCGATTTAATACCTTGCACGCCCCACACTGCCGACAATTCGTATTGCATTTGACGGTATTGCGGGTACATCGCAACTTCGAACGAGATGCCCGAACGTGGATCGGTAATCATCATACGGTCCACGGCCAAATCGCCGCCTTGAGGCAGTGCTGGTGCGCGGGTTGCGAGCATCAGCGAAGATTTGCTGAATGCGATATTGCCTGTGAAGGCGGCGCCAACTGTCATCGCGACAGCAGATGCGGGCAATGCTTGACGCAGGCCTGGAGCTTGCAGAACCAGTGCACCAGGAGCAGTGACACCAGTTGCAACCATGTATTTATTGCTGTCGCCAGCAAAAGTGACATAGCCGCCTGCCAGAACAGTACCAGTACCGGTGATCAGGTTGATGGTAGTTGCGCCAACAGCGTAGCCCGCGGTATCGGAGGTATAGGCAGCACCTGTGCCGCCGCCCGAACCGGTGTGCACACCAGCCGATTCGTGAATCGACATGTTGTGGATGTTCAGCAGCTCGCCGTCGCGCAAAGTCAGGGTTGTACCTGCTTCGTTTGCTTTGGTGAGTTGTGCCAGAGTACGCAGTGCTGCGCCAGAAGTGGTGTCGATCACCAGGCAGCGGTCGCTCGGAGGAGCACCGTTATCGTCCAGGATTTTCCGGATTTGGGCCGGATCGGCAAGGTTGCTGGCAAAAGGTGTGGCACCAGATGTACCCCAAGCGCGGGATGCGTCCAGACGTGCAGCATTGACTGCATCGACTTCCATTTCGTTGACCAGTGTACGGATTGCTTGCTGGATTTGATCACTGCGGATATTCGAAGCACCGGCGCCGTTATTATTCAAGCCCAGTTCTTCTTCACCATTCCAACGGAAAGGAACCCGACGCGCCTTGGTGATTGTAACACCAACGTTTGTCATGACTTGGTCACCGTCGTTCGGTGGAGTTACGCCAGGAGTGATGTCAGTTGCAACGGCAGTCGGTGTTTTGAACGAGATCACCGTTTGTCCCACAGCAGCTCGCTCAGCAGATGCATCGAGTGTGCAACAAGGGATTGCGCCAACCAGTTCGCGGGAAACGACGTCAAGAGCAGCATATAGCGACGGAATCAAACCCGTCAATGTATTGGCACCAAGCATGGCACCTGTACGCGCTGCGTGATTGGTAAAAGCAACCGCTGCCATTTCGCGGATTGCCAGGAAGTGCAAGACCAGAAAGAGCTTGATCTTTGCAAACAGAGACATCGATTTCATGATAGTACCTTTCGTTTTAGTCGATAATTTTAACACCACTCAAAGCTGCTGTCCGCTGTGCTGCAGCGTCCAATTTCTCGAAGTTAGCGCGATTCATTGTCTTGCCGGCACCGCCGCTCCCTTGTTGACCTGCCCCAGCACCACTACCGCTAGAACTTGCAGGAAACCAGTGAAGTTTGCGTTCCTTCTGGATATCGATCCACTCTTTTGGAGTAAATGGCGAAGATCCATCCTTACCCAATACCGGATTTCCCGAGGAGTCCAGTTGTACAGCATTGCCCTTGGCATCTAAAACGAACTGCGTTTTCGCAAGCAAGATTGCGTCTTCTACCGCGCTTGGATGCAAACCTACGAAAGCGCTCCGGAGTGCATTTTCCAGAACACGATCTTTGTACAAATCGGCACGCGTAGACTGTTCAGCGATTGCCTGATCTTTTTCAGCGAGCTTTGCAGCTTGTTCAGCGCGCATACGCTCTGTATATTTTTCGATTACTTGGGCACCTTTACCATCGGCGATCAATTTTGCATCTTCGTTTGCATCGATTGTCGCTTTAAGTTGCTTAAGCGCATCCAAATCGACACCATCAAATCGTTTATTGTTTTCTGCCAGGGTTTTATTCTTGGCAATCAGTTCATCGTTCTTCTTTTTCAGTCCAGTCACTTCCGCATCTACACGATCTTGCACCAACTTCGCAATCCTTGCTTCCTCAGCTGCTTTTGCCGCTGCGGCCGCTGCTTCTGCTGCGAGTTCATCTGCTGTCTTTTCACAGACAAACCAGACTGTTGATACCGGACGAGTAGTTTTGTAAGAGTGCTTAAACATGATTTCCCCTTGGGAGAGTTAAAAAGAACGACTTAGTCGCAGTTATGTCTGAACCAGATTCAGACTTGATACATTACGTGATTATTATATTGGGTCTAAAAATAAAATGCAACGAATAAATAAATTATTTTTCCGAAGACCCTTGGCTTAAGGATCTCATCAAAGTTTCACGGTCTTGCTGTTCTTTTTCCAACAGCAACCAATTAAGTTCTCGTTGAAGTTGTGCAACCGAAGGGCTTGGTTTATGATCTTTCGGTTTGTTTTTAAATTCTTCACGAGGTCCACTTTTAGTCGACTTGTCGCGCATCGTGGTCTCCTACTATTTTGTATTCTGCAACTGCGTAATAGTCTTGTTTGTACCGTCTGCATTTCCTACACCACTTTTCTTGACCTTAGGCTTATTACCTTTGACCACACCTTCAGTTCTGGTCCCGTTATTTTGATTTCCGGGAGTTGTCGGTGCACCGTTTCCGCCCAATGCGGTAGGAGGCGGATTAGCTTTGATGTCTGCAAGTTCTTGAGCAGCGTCAGCATCCACAGGAACAATATCAGCCTGCTTAAGATTGTCGTGCAAAGTTTTATAGCTGTAAGCGCTATTCTGCCAACCTGCGATGAGCGCTGTGAGTGTAAGCGCATCCATTGGCATCGGGAAGAAATCATCATTCAACTTAAAGCTAACATTCGTACTATCAGCATTAGCAAACTGGCAAAAAACTTTCAATGCTTTTTCAATACCGAGGGAAATTGTTTGTGCCATGCTGGAGAGCATACTTTGCTCTCCAGCGCGATGTATAGCTGCGGTATCCGCGGTTTCAACCCCTTTGCCTTGCACTTCCAGCATACGTGCACCAAGCACAGCCATGCGTGCTTCTTTTTTCTCAAGGTTATTTTCCAAGACTTGCAAACCTTGACCAGTAAATTCCAGATAAGCTGCCTTAGCTTGGGGATTTGGGAACATCCACGCAGCAGTGGAACCAATATAGAGTTTGCTGCCAGGGTCTTGAGGCACATAGCCGCTAATAACCGGTGTAGGCAACCCTGTGAAATGGCAACCATGTTCGTAGTCTGCAGTTGTGCGATAGTGAGATAAATTCATATCGACCAAATCCACGAGTGGTGGATTATCAACATTCCAACTCATATCGTCAACGCCGATAAAATAGAACGGAATAAAATCGAGTTCTTTTCCGTCGAGGAGAGGTACAGCTGTGTCCAAAACTACATCACGTTTTACTACTCCACCGTTCTCACCTTGTTCCTCTTCAACTTTCATAATCCTTACACGATAGGTTGTCGTCGTAAGACCGCTTACAGGATCAATTATGTCGACAAGATCCAAAACTCTATATCGAGTTTCAAAAACACTTTCAAATTCGTCATCACCCGCTAAGGCTTCGGTTTCCCTTAGCACCACCAGACAAAGCACTGTCTTGTTTTTATATTGGCGAGTTTTCCAGTTAATAATTGATTCTGCAATATAGGATTTCATCAGCGGACGGATATTTTGGGCAATTGCGTCCGCCTTGGTTGTCAGAGCGGTATTGACCACAGGGTAGTCGACAAATAAGCCCAGCCGGCCGGTAATCAGAAGTTCTTCCGCAGCTTCCAAAGCAAAGATTTGCAATGGTTGTCCTGCTTGCGTGATATCTTCCAACATTGTGGTCACAGTTGGTGGCGCAATTGTAACAGGTGGCTTGCGGAACAGCATTCCCTGCAAGCCTACAATTGTGCGCCATGTCGCGTTGTAGAATACAGCACGAGTCTTGTAGTTATCGTAATCAACATTGTCTTGGTCTTTGAGCTGAGGCAAGTATAAAGAACCGGCATCATGCACAG